TCGTTGTTTGTTACAGTTGTGGTGTCTGCAACGCTTACTACGTTGTCAGATGGAACCTTAACTGTGAATGGTGAGGCTGCAGTACCTGAGCCAGAAATTTCTGTTGTTACGTCTACAGAAACGGTATTGGCACTTGCAGGTGTCACTACTAATGTGCCCAAGCCCATGGCTGCAACCATGACGAGAGCGATCTTCTTAAATGAATTCATTTTTCTCCTTTTATTATTCATTCGGTTTATATTGTTTTTAGCCTATCCAAATAGTCTTTAATATCTTCTATTTGACTAGGCTTATAGTGTATCACATTCTCAGGAAGTTTGTCAACCTGCTTTGGCCTATCGCTAAAAGTGTGAACCTCTACTTCAGTGTCTAGGGTTTTTGGAGTATATGATATTGCTCCAAAAATAGCACCACACACAGCATCGGCCAAGTCTTTTGACTTTTTCCTAGGGTGATCAACTCTATCATTTTTCATTATTTTTAATTGGGTCAACTCTTCAAACAAAAGATCGATTGCAGGCATTACTAATCTTTCTTCATAAACAAGCATAGCCATATCCTCGTAATGCTTTTTAGCAACAGAAACTGTATCAGTCTTCATTCCAACTTGCTTTAGTTCATTCTGGATATCAAATGATTGCCAACGGTCAAATGAAACCATGCCTATATCAAAACCTATTCTTCTAAGGTTTTGAATCCACTGTTTTACCTCAGATAAATTTACTGGCCCTTCTACCTTTGGCTCCCACCAAGCGACAGCGTCTACAACTACAACTGGAGCAACTTGCTCATAGTTATTGATTACCTGAATGTTTACCCATTTTTCAACATGTGCAATTGCTACAGCACACTTGTCATGTTTTTGTGCAAGGTCAGCATGTACATAATATTTTTTATTTGGATCTGGTCTAAAAGACTCATCAAACCTTTTAAAGTTATCCACAGGATTTCTTAGTGTCATACAGGCTCTTACTTTGTCTGCCTGCTTAAAAAATGCATCTGAAGCAAAAGTTGGTACGCATGCAAAGCGCATCATTGCATCTCCAAGGTCTGTCATAAAAGCAATTTTAAAATCATCAATTTTACGAGTAGGATTTACTTCCCATGTAGGTCTTTTTAAAGCAAATACTCCAGGGTATTTATATGAAACAATTGTATCTTCATCCCATGTAATTTCAAATTTATTATCCGCATCTGTATCTGGAAGCAATGGATTAATTATAAATTCGTGAGTTCTTTCTACAACTTCTTTTTCTGCAATAACGGATTCATATCTTTCTGAAATAAAGTCTCCTGGGTATCGTGGAAATGAAAGAAGAACAACCTTGCCAAGATCAGGGAAACGAGAGTCTACTGATCCACGAAACGCTTTATAAATGTTATCAGCAGTCTTTCCCTGTTCGTTTCCTGTTCCAACTTCAGATGCAAAACCAGAAATCTCATCAAGAACTGCAAGTAAAAGATTTAGACCCTCATGAGACTCACGCTCTGAGTGGCCAGAGTAAACAGTAATTGATTTATTAAAACTTATAGAGTCTACCTTTGCTTCATACTTGCCAGCAAACCAAGGCGATTTTTCAATCTTAGTCTTAAAACCTTTAAAGAAAACATTCTTAGCCTGCTGTGCGTTAATAGCAACATTAATTAAATCTATTGCATCACCAGACGGTTTACCAAAATATCTTGCTGGATCCTTAAGGCACAATAACTTATACACAATGTAAGCACAAGCAACAGTAGATGTGAAATCTTTTCCACTGCCCTTGCCAAGTTGGAGAATAATCTCATTCTTGGTATACTTTTCATAATATCTTGCACCCTCTTCTTCGCCCATTATTTGCTGAAGATCTTCTTTACGATAAATCTGACTCATTGCTTCAACAATGTCATATTGAATACTAGATAGTCCAGGTTGGCCAAGATAGTTAGGGGACTCAACAAATGTCTTTGCATCCACTGGTGTTTCTTCAAAATTATTATCTTTGAGTATCTCTAAAAATTCATCAAACATTATTCCATAAACCCAACGACAACATACTTAGTGCCAGACTTTACCAATTCTGCAGAATGAGAAAAATGTTCTGAGGAGGGAAAAATTACAAGTGTATTTTTCTTTGGCTTAATAGAAATGCCGATTTTTGTAAACAATAGGTCTCCGCCAAGATAATTATCATTTAAATAAAAAAGTGCAGATATTTTTCTTGGATATTCTTCCGTTGCGTCTGTGTGTTCTTTAAAAAATTGTCCTTCGGTATATCTCACTAATTGATAAAATTTTTTAGAAATATTTATATTATTGTCTTTTGCATATTTGTCAATTATTGTGCTTATTTCATTATCTATAAATTTTTGTAAAACACTACAGGGATTTGTTGCATGGGCATTTCTAAGGTCAGAATCTTTTTTTAAATCACTAGAATATTTGTATCTTGATTTAGCAACTCCGCCCTCAACCCAACACTCTTCTGGGTATGATCCTAGTATTTTATCTATATCAATTCCTTGTACTGATTTTATCAATACTTCATCTTTATTGTTCATTTAAATCCTTAGCAACTATAGTTATAACCTCATTCTGTTTTGCAAAAGATGAAAGCCTGCTCATAATTTCGTCACGAATTTGCGGATACTCTGAAGCAATATCTTTTAAAATAAGCACAAGAATTTCTTGACGTTTTTCAATTTCTATCATTTCTTCTGCAAGTTCTTTATTTTCTAATAGACCCGCTTTTTGAAGCATGTCAATTCTTTTTGACTCAATGTCCATAACTAGTTTAATTGCTGCAGTTTTTGCGCTAAGGTTATTAGTCATTGATGCCTCATCAATAACTTCATATGTTCTAGAGACAAGTTTACTATAATGTGTATCAGCAGCAGCCAGCGCCTCTTTTGCACGAGCACGAATAGCATCGTTTGCAGATGCCATAACCTTCCACTCATTAATAAGAGATACAACCCTGGTTCTTGGAATATCTAATTCTTTTGAAATTACTGTAGGGTCATTACCCTTTAAATACTCTTCTACTACTTGGTTTACCTGATCTAAATGTTTAACTAAATCATCTTCAGTTGACATTGTTTAGATCCCTTGCAATCTTTAAAAGTATTAAATATCCAATTAAATCATCGATGTCATTATCTCCAATGTATGATCCGCCTCTAGTTATTCTAGATAATTTATCATCAATACGAACATGAAGTTGCTCTACACTATCAGAAGTAGAAAAAATTCTAACAGGATTAAGAGCAGAGTCACCGTATGATTTATTTTTTTCAATAAGCATATGCTTTATTTCATCACAAACCTGACCAATTGTAAATTGTGTCTCAGAACTCATCATCTTCTCCTTCTTCATCCCATGCTAGTTCCCAGTCTTCCATATTTTTAGACAGACGAATTAGAGATATTGCTGCCAAAGAAGACAGTGTGCCAATTAATATAATCACAGGCAATAATATTTTTTTCATCTTTTAGACTTCCTTAATCCAAATTTAGCAAGATATACATAGATAGTTTCCACGCTTACCCCACACTCCTTTGCAATCTCCTCTGGAGATTTTTTATCCATAACATAACGCTTACGCATAAAAATCTCGCTTGTATATAGTTTAGCAGCCATAGCGCTATTTGTCAACTCCAATCGCTTTTGACCAGTTATTCATAGCCCAATGCCCAATGCCACATGCATCTGCAACATCATCATCTTCAATGTTTTTATCATAAATAGTATTGACAAACCTTATGGTTCTCTCTTTTCTTAAGTTTCTTTCATGTGTTTTATACCAAGATAAAGACTTGTTTGGATTTTGTGATCGTATAAATAACTGCTCGTCTTTAGATATTTTTTTATTTCCAATATAATTTTGCCAAGTTATTGGTGCCACCTTTCCTATTGTAGTGGTTCCAGTTTGACCTGCTGACCCTAAAATAGCGCCCTGAACTAGGGCTAAGTCTGCAGCAGTTTTTGGACTGTTCATAAATACAGTATGCTCAATTACGATTGCTTCAAAACCACCATAATAATCAAAAAACGCTTTAGTTTTTTTTCCAGCATCTGTAACTTTTTCATAAATATCATTTCCCTCAAATTTAATTTTTCCCACAATGCCCAATGTTTTTTGTTGCGTATCAAATAAAGCAAATGCAAAACTGTTCGTGCTGGCATCAATAGAACATATAGTTTTGGGCAATACATTCATTCCCCATTTATTTTTTGTCATTTGATTTATCCTTAATTTTTTTTATTGCTTTTGCAACTGCATCTGGATTTACTGCACATGAAGAACAAATTTGAAAATCATTATATATTGATAGTGGCATAGAACACGATTTGCAAAGTCTAGTTTTGCCCTTTCTTTTTAATCTTTTAGACTGTAGATACCTT